CGACCGACACCGATGAGGATCGCGCGCGCGATCTCCTCCCGGCCCATGACGGACATCTCGCCCTTCATCCAGGACACGACGTCGAAGTCGGTGATCTCGATGATGTCGTCGCGGTTGAGCTTCTGCTTCTTGTAGATCGTGGTCGCGTCGGTCGTGCGCCGGCTGACGGAGAACCACTCCTCCTTCTTCATGTTGCCGGTGATGTAACCCTTGGCGCGGGCCTCGTCCATGGTGATGTCCGCCACGATCGTGCGGACCTTGGAGAAGGGGGTCTTGCTGGTCGCGTCCAGGACGCCGCCGACCCACTCCATGCGCCGCGAGAGGAACTGCGGCGTGTTGGTGAGGTTCTGGTAGTTCGGGAACAGGACGTCCATCGGCTCGATGCCGTGCTGGAGTGCGAACGCGTCGACCTCGGTCTTCAGCGTCGACTTGTTCTTCTGCGCGGCGGCGAAGATGCCCTCGGCCTCGGCGTGGGTGAGCTCGCGCTTGCCGCTCTTGTCCTGGTTCTTGTCGGTCTGGTCGAACACGTTGCGCGACATGTTGTCGGCTCCTTCCTTGTGGCTGAGGTCGCCCTCGCCGGCGTTGGTGGTGTCGGAGTGAGTGGCGTCCTGCTTGTCGTCGTTCACGACACCTTCGGCGGTGGTGTCGTCGTCGCCGTCACCGTCGGGGTCTCCACCCGCTTCGGCGTTCTTGACGGCCTCCTCGACGAGGAACGCGACGAAGTCCTGCTGCTCCGGAGAGAACTCGTTCCAGGCGTCTTCGTTCGTCTTGTTCGCGTCGGGAGCGGCCGGCGGTGCGTCGGTGGTCTGGTCGGCGTGGAAGATCTCCTCGCCAGTCGTGATGAACGCCTCGTCCTCGAGCTCGTCGAGCGAACCGTCGCCGTGACGGATGGCCACGAAGTCGATCTTCGCACCCGGATTGGCTCCGGCGAGGACCAGGCTCACTTCGGTGATCTGGCCGTGCATGACCTGCTTGGTGGGCTTCTCGAGAAGCTGGTTGGCGTGGATCGAGAGCTGGGTGATGTCGCCGTGCTCGACCTGGAGCTTGGCGTTCTGGCCGGCCGGGGTCGAGTTGAAGAAGGCATCGGCTCGAGTGCCCTCGTTGTCCACGTGCTTGAGAATGGCGTAGCCGAGGACGTTCTGGGGCTCGCTGTGGCCGTGCATCCAGACGAGCGGAACTCGCTTTCCGTCCATGTGCTTGAACGCATCGGACGTGATGGTTCGACCGTCGGAGCAACGCATGTTGGCCTTGGTGGCCCAGCCACTGAAATCAGGTCCCATTTTGACTGCTTCCTCCTCCTGCTGTGAGTTGGGGTACGGGCCGTGTCGCTAGCTGTCGGATGCTCGGCGGGAACGCAGCCCGAGGAGGCGGTTGCAGCGGTGTAGGCGTCGGCATGTTGCTGTTCTGGAGCTGGTCCGCCTTCGGGTCCTTGGACGGCTTGAAGCCGATGGCCTGGCGGAGCTCGTTCGACGTGAGGATCTCGTTACGAGCCATCATGTCGGCGATCTTGGCGACCTCGCTGAGAGGCACCAGAGCGAAGGGGTCCTTGAAGTAGGTGATGGACTGGCCCTGAGTCCGTGCCGTCTTGGTGAGGAAGGTAGCCCTCATCGCCTCGACGATTGCACGGAGGATGGGCTCGACCGTACGAGAGTTGTAGTTGATCATGGTCTTCTCGTCGGCCGTGCCGTTCATGATCGAGTCCGTGATACCGAGCTGGCTGTACAGCATGTCGGTCAGGAACTTGATCTGGTCCATCAACTTGTTGTCGACGGCGCGGTTGAGCTGAGTGATCTTCTCAGTGCCATCGGTATACGCGATACCGTACTGGCCTTCCTTCAGCTGGAACTCGATGTCCTTACGCCGCTGTTCGGCCTGTGCCCTTCGGGCCTCAGACTTGATGACGTAGGGAAGCTGAATGATCATGTCGAGCTTGCCCGAACTGGACGCCTTGTCAACCGCGTCAAGCAAGTTGAGCTTGGAGACGAGACGCTGCATGGTCGAGTTGGGCTCGTTCATGATGTCGTAGAGAGGGTTCTCCACGATCGCGACAAGGCTCTTAGGGAGAATGATCTGCTCTCGGAAGCCCTTCGCCTGGTTGTAGAGGCTGACACGGACGTGCTCGGGGTACCACGCGACGATCTCGGCCGCACGCATCGACAAGATGTCGTACGAGTTCGAGTCGATCGGACTCGTTGTTGTGTCGACCGGCACGATGGCCACGACGCCCTTGTCGAACATGATCCGCACGATGTCCTGACGGAACTGCTGTGCGAACTGGTCGATGTTGGCCCGAACGGTCAAGCACTCGTTCATGCCGCTCTTGATGTCCTCGACGTAACGGCCGTCATCGTCGTTGCGGACATGACAAACCTGAATCGAGGCCACGTCGAGACTCATGCGCGTGAGAACCGACGACAGCATGGTTCGTTCGCTGCCGTAGACGAGTCGAGTACGGTCCGGCCGGACCCCGAAGGTCGAGCCGCCGGCGTACGACTGCTCCGTCTGGTACTTCTGGTCCCAGTTCGCGAACGCATTCCATGCATGCTTCAAGCGTGTAAGCACTCCCACTTAGTCACCTCCTTTCCTATTCGAAGGCCTCCTTGTTGGCCTTGTACGCGACATACGCGTCCATCAACGCGGAGACGTTGTCGATCTTCGCTTCTTGTCGGCCCTTGTAGAGCTTCCGGTTGCCGTTCGTGTCCTCCAGCGTGATCGCGTTACCCATGGCGAATGTCATGAGAGACTGATCGAAAATCAACATGCGTTCTGCACTGAGGTTCTTGAGCTCTCCAAGCGGCACAGATTCCGTCTTGGCGCCCTGGATCACCTTCTCTATTCCGTACGAACCGTTCTCCGCTTCCCAGCGGCTTACAAACTCCTTCGCGTTGTATGGGTCGAAGCCAAGGCATCGAACGTCATACTCAGAATGCTGGATGAAGTTATCCAGGTCATCGTAGACCTCCATCATGTCGAGAACGGTGCCCTCGAGTACGTGGAGGCTGCCCTCGCCGGTGAACTCCTGGTACTTCTGGCGCATGGCGCCTGGGAGTTTCATCAGCGTGAGCGAAGTGATGTAGCTTCGGGTCTTTACTCCGAATCCACCATTCGGCAGTGGGAAGATGAATGTGAAGGCGCAGAAGTCATCGCCCTGAGAGAGGTCGGCACCGAGAGAACAAGGCATCTGCCAGAACTCTCGATACGGATGAGGAAGAGTTTCCTCGTACGTGAAGAAGTAGGTATAACCCTCCATCGGGATCCCGAACCGCTTAGCCAGGATGTCGTTCCGTGCAGCCGGGGCCTTCTCGGCTCGTTCAACGTCGAGTTGGTATGTCTCATACGTCACCGTCTTTCCGAGATTGGGGTTGGCCTTCAGCCACATCGCCGGGTCGGCGACCTCTTCCAGCTCGTCCAGCTTGTAGTGCCAGATCGAGATGTGTGGGGCGAGGTAGTCTCCCTTGAGGATATCGGCAAGTTCGAGCTTGATGGTGTCCCCGGATCCGTTTCGAACGGTCCCCTCGGAACTGATGGCGACGATCAGGTAATCGTCAAGCTTCGACGCACCCTGTTCAATCGCCCCGACAACATCCTCACGAATATCGCCAGAAAGCCACTCGTCGATTGTCGAGATCTTCGGGCGCAAACCCTGCAGTTTGTTGATCGCCATGGGGCGGATTTCGAGCAACGATCCGGTGAGGAAATTCTCGACGCCTTTCTTAGTCGAGGCCAACTTCACACGGTTCGCTCTGGACCCGGTGGTGTTTTGAAGCGATCCCTCGGTGAGGAATTTGAACAGCGGGCCTCGGGCCCTTGTGATGGCGGTCCGGAAAGGTGACATTACCTCTTCGGCCTGCTTCATCGTGGGGGCGGTGGTGATCTGGTGGGTGGTGGCCGTGTCCACGTTGAGGAAATATGCCTGGATGCACTCTGCGTACATCGACTTGGCAGCACCTCGGGCCACGATCAAGTACTGCTTGGTCGTTAGACGCTTCTTGATCGTTTTGGTGACGTAGCGACCTCCGTGTCCGTCAGGCAGAGGCTCGTACACACTCCTATCAACGAAGTAGAACCAGCCAAATATCTGCTCGGCCCACACCCTGAACGAGGGAAGTAGGTGGAGGTCGCTACC